TTCAAGGCTTCGAGTCTGTTGCCAACGAATATCTCGATGTACTTGCTAACGAAGTTTATCAGTCTACTCTGACAGGCAGATCGTTTAACGATACGGTCAAGAACCTGCGCCAGACAATCAACGGCGTGTATATCCAGAGCGACGATGTGGAAGCCCAACGGCTAGTGGATATTGTAAACAGTGGATCGCCTACTGCAGCCAAGGAAGCTGCCGAGCAATTACGCACTAAGTTTGCCAGAGATAGGTCGGGTAATAACCTGCGGCGATATGCAACTGTATATGCGCAAGACAGTTTGATGCAGTTTGATGCATCAATTAACACTGCTATTGGCAAGCAAAGCGGTGCGACTAAATGGAAATACTACGGCGATGTCATCAGGGACAGCAGACCTTTCTGCCGCGAACACGCAGGACAGGTGTTCACTGAAGAAGAGATTGCAGACACTTGGGCGGGTAGTTGGAAAGGTAAATCATCTGGCGACCCTTACATAGTAAGAGGCGGCTATAACTGCCGTCATCATTGGCGACCAGTATTTGACGAGGAATAACATGGCATACGGTAAAAAGAAGAAGAAAAAAAAGCCCACTAAATAAGCTGGGCTAAAGTCTTGGGGGAAAAATCAATAGGTATTATATCTGTTGTTAAATTCTTCAATCCATCGGTCTAAGGTGAAGTCATTCAGTTTGTAGACAGGGATTGATGGGCAATCGGTGTAGCTAATATCTGTTGGGTGTATCCAGTAAAAATAACCCTCACCTTTGTATAGCTCCCATCCAGCCTCTATCTCTTGAATCGCTTTATTGACCTTTTTCATTGTAAGCATTTTATTACCTCCGAGGGTAGCCCCCTTTCGGGGGCGGTTGAATTATGCAGCGTCTACTGTTGGCGACATTGAGTAGTTTCCAAACGGCATGAAGTATTCGCAATCATTGTATTCATGAATTTTAGCTTTTTTTGGCTCACAAGTATTTGGATGGTTGAAAAATACTGTTTTAGCTGTTCGGCGTGTAACCGTTACTTCAAATGTGCTGTCATAGTTTGAAATAAATCTACCGCGATAAGTTTTGCCAGCCTGTAATTTTTTCATGTCGTTTAACCCTTTGTTTTTTGAATGTAGGAGAATAATGCCTGTTGTTTACATTAATGTCAACACTTTAGATGATATTTGAGCAAAAAAGTTTATATGCTAAAATCGAGACTCACCAAACTCTATTTGAGGCATCGTTACATGAGCGAAGATATCGTGGAAAACACAGAAGAAAACCTAGATGACATTCAGCATGAAGAAACTAAAACATTCACACAGGCAGAGCTAGAAGATGTTGTGGCTAAACGCCTAGCGCGTGAGCAGCGCAAGTTTGAGAAAAAGCTATCTGGTATTGACTTAGAAGAAGCTAAACAATTGTTATCTCAGAAAGAACAGATCGAGCAAGACAAGCTCAAAGAGCGCGGGGAGTTTGAGACAATCCTGAAGCAGACTGTAGAAAAGAAAGATGCTGAGATTGAAAGCTACAAAAGCAAACTGCAAAAAACTCTTATCGATGGTGCGCTATTGCAAACTGCTAGTTCCAATAATGCTGTCAATCCAGAGCAAGTATCTGCCCTGCTGCGAAACCAAACTCGACTAGCTGAAGATGGCACAGTTGAGGTATTAGACAACAATGGTACGCCGCGTTACAATGACAGCGGTGAACTGCTTACTGTCAATGAGATGGTAGGCGAATTTCTTACAGCAAACCCTCATTTTGTGCGAGCCAGTAAAGGCGGCACAGGTAGTCAGGGTAACGCTGGCGGCTCTACGCAGAAGCCTTTGACTGCGGTTGAAATGGTTGAGAATTGGAATAACGGTGGTCGCGAGGCTTACCGCGCCCTAATGAAAGCCAACAAATAATCTTTTTAACTTTAAACATTGAGGTAATGCACAATGGCTGCAACTACTAGTACAACTCTTGACGACCTGTTTGCGAATATTATCGCTCAGGCTCGTTTCACTGCTGAAGAGCAATCCCTAATGATGGGCTTGGTTACTCAGTACAACATTGGCAACGAAGCTGGCAAGACCGTTCAGGTTCCTAAGTACCCAGCAATCGCCGCTGCTGATCTAACCGAAGGCACAGATATGTCTTCAACCACTGTTTCTACTAGCTCAGTTTCTGTAACTGTTGGCGAAGTAGGCGCACAGGTTGTTTTGACTGATCTCGCTGCTATGGGTGCTGGCAACCCTGCTGTTGAGCTGGGAACTGTTCTGGGTAACGCAATCGCTACTAAGATTGACACTGACCTAATCGCTCTGTTCACTGGCTTTAGCTCAGGACTTGGCGGCGCTGGCACTGAAATCGCTGTATCTGACTTGTTCAAAGCTCAGGCTACTCTGCGAGCTAACAAGGTAACTGGAAATCTGGCTGCTGTATTGCATCCATTCCAAGCCTACCAGATCAAAGCTAACCTGACTAACACCTTCGCTAACCCGAACGGTGGTGACGCTCAGAACGCAGCAATGATCAACGGCTATGTCGGCACTATCGCTGGCATCGACGTATATGAATCAGCTAACGTATCTATCGACGGCAACGATGACGCTATTGGTTGCGTATTCGCACCAGAAGCTCTTGCCATCGCTATGAAGCGTGACTTCAACATCGAAACTCAGCGCGATGCTTCACTCCGCGCCTTCGAGCTTAATGCTACTGCCGTTTACGGTGTTGCAGAGCTTGATGACGACTTCGGCGTTAAGATCACTGCTGACGCTGCTCTGTAAGAGTGACAATAATCCCTGCCCCTTTCGGGGGGTGGGGTTTTATTTTGGAGATATTATGGCTATTACGTATCGAGGCGAAAGATTCGAGGGCTACAACAAGCCTAAGAGAACTAGCAAGCACCCTACCAAGAGTCACGCTGTACTCGCTAAAGAAGGCGACAAGGTGAAGCTGATAAGGTTCGGGCAGCAGGGCGCAGATAATAAGCCACCAAGGAAAGGCGAAAGCGAAGCTGATAAGGCAAAGCGTAGATCATTCAAAGCGCGTTTCGCTAAAGAAATAGCAAAAGGTCGCAAAGATAAAACCGCATCAGCGGCATATTGGGCAGACCGCGTAAAATGGTGATATAGATGGCATTTAGTACAGACGCAGATTTGATGAAATTAGTGCCTGATATACTTAATCTGGGCATTGAGTCATTCACTTTAGAACACGCACAAGCACAAGCAGACATTGAGCGTAAGATCAGAGCCGATTGGTGGGCTAAACGCGGATACTCTGGCGAACTAGATTCTAGCAAGCTAACGTCTAGTCAATGGACTAGAAGTAGCTCTTATTTAGTGTTGTGGAAGTATGCTCTACCTAAGCTGACAAACTGGGTAGACAATGACCGCTTTATGGGCATGATAGATTTTTACAAGGCGCGATACGGTGAAGAGATCGAGTCTGTATTTCAAGACGGCGTAGAATATGATGCCGATGGTGATGGAACTGTTACTGATAAAGAGAAAGAGCCTATCAACTCAGGCAGGTTAGTTCGCTAATGGAAGTTAAGCTCGAAACTAAGCCGCGCAATCTTGCAAGCATACCGAAAAAGATGCGTAAGGAATTGCAGGCAAAATACAAGTCTGCACTTTTTAGAGTTGCACAGATTGGCATTAACATTATTCAGGACAGAACGGCGCAAGGGCAGGGCTACAAGGATGGAGCGTTTAAGCCTTACAGTGAAAGATATGCTGCGTTTAGATCTAAAAAGGATAGGACTCTAACGCCAAATCTAAAGATATCTGGCAATATGATTGCGGCTATGACAAGCAAGGCTAATGACAAGCAAGCCGAAATATTCTTTCGGGGCGCAAAAGAGTCTAGCAAGGCTGCATACAATAATCAGACCAGACCTTTTTTCGGGTTTAGTCGCGACGAAGAAAAGCGTTTATCTAGGGCATTTGAAAGGTTTATTAAATGAGCGTAAGAGAAAGCATTGCAGACAATATTGTCGATACTCTGCGCGACAGCGTCATACAGCCTGTACGCATCAAGTATGTAACTCGCGAGCCTTTTGATTTTAACAAGTTATCAAATGCACAGTTTCCCGCTGTACTGGTTAGAACTGCTGGTGAAAGTAGGGAAGATAGCTCAATTGCTGGCTCTATGGGCAAGCGCATGGCATCTATAAATTATGAGATGGTCTGCTTTGTTAAGTCAGGTATAATTGATCAAGCTAGGAATACTATAATCGAGGCCATAGAAGAAGGACTCGAACTAGACCGCACAAGAGGCGGTTACGCGCTGGATACCCAGCTAATAAATATTGAAGTCGATGAAGGCTCTATTGATCCTATCGGCGGTGTGATTCTAACCGTTCGCGTTGTGTACGAATACACTCGCGGCACAACTTAACTGAGAAGGTGATATAAAATGGCTACAACTACAGGTTCAAGCGGCGTTGTTAAATTACAGGTGGCAGGAACTTCTGTTGCCGTTGTTGGCGAAGTGCGCTCTTATACTCTCGATGGTTCAACTGACACTATTGAAGATAGCGTAATGGGTGACACTGCTCGCACTTACAAGGCTGGCCTAGAAGCAAGCACAGTAAGCATTGAGTGCTACTGGGATGACTCTGACGCGCAGCAGTTGGTTATTGATAACCGAGCTTCACTAGACTTTGAAATTTATCCTACTGGCACTGGCACTGGCGAAAAATACTATTCCGGCACTGGCATTGTAACTAGCAAGTCAATTACTGCGTCATTTGATGGTATGGTAGAGGCTTCATTTGCTTTGCAAGTTAGCGGAGCAGTTACTGAAGCTACAGCATAATCCAATTTCACAGGAGAAATTAAATGGGTTTAGCAAAAGAACTAAGAAACAGACGCACATTAAAAGCGCGTGAAGTTACTGTTGATGCTTGGGCAGATGGGGATGGCAATGCTTTTAAAATGTTTTGTCGCCCCATTACCTGCTATGACATTAATGAGCTTCAAAAGAAACATCCGGCAATTATGCAAACGCCGACTATTGGTGCAATGGTAGATTTGATTTTGCTCAAGGCTGAAGATGAAGGCGGGAGTAAGCTATTTACTAGCGCAGAAGATAGAATCGATCTGATGGGCGAAGAGACTACAGTAATTAGCGAAATTGCAGATCAAATGTTTAGCACGATTGAATCGGTTGAAACAGCAGCAAAAAACTAAAAACCTCTCAACTAAGAATGAATGTAATCGCCTTAGCTGAGAGGTTGCACATAACAATAGCTGAAGCAGAGCAGATGTCGCTTACTGAATTAAATGAGTGGCTGGCTTACTTCCAGATAATGAGTGAGAGAGATGTCTGAAGATACCCGCATAGTAATATCGGCAGTAGATAAAACCAGCAAAGGGTTTAAATCAGTTGGTGCAGGTCTAGGCCGAATTACTAAATCCCTCTTTAGCATGAGAACTGCACTAGTTGGCGTTGCTGGTGCTGCTGGCTTTGGCTACTTGATCAAAAGCTCTTTAAATGCAACAGACAACTTGTCTAAGGTAGCGTCTAAGATAGGCACAACTACTGAGGCTTTGTCTAGGCTGCAATATGCTGCACAAATATCAGGCGTTGAGACTAATACCTTAAATATGGCTTTGCAGAGATTTACTCGCCGCGCTGCTGAAGCTGCGCAGGGTACAGGTGAGGCCAAAAATGCCATCCGAGAACTAGGTTTAGATGCTCGGAAATTGCAACAATTACCTCTTGATCAACAGATGCTTCAACTAGCAAATGCTTTTGAGCAGGTAGATACTGAAGCTGACAAGCTAAGAATAGCATTTAAACTCTTTGATAGTGAAGGCGCTGCTCTTGTTAATACATTAGCGCTAGGCTCTGACGGCATGGAAAAGCTGTTTGGCAGGGCTAAATCTCTTGGCATTGTTATGTCTAGCGAAGCGGCGTTGGGCGCAGAAAAAGCAAATGACGCATTCACTGACCTATTATTTATAGGTAAGGGGCTTAAAGATCAGTTTAGTGCGGCTCTTGCGCCAGCTATCGCGGATGCTGCCAAAGCTCTAACTGACTTTTTGATAAAAACATCTAAAGCAGAAGGCGGTATTGCTAAGTTTGCGCAGACCTTGGCCGTAGGATTTTTAGAGGGTATTCGCAGTGTTATTATTGCGCTTGATCAATTGTCAGTGAATCTGGATACGGTCAGTAATGCCGCAGGAAACTTCTTTATGAAGTTTGAGCAAAACGCAAAGAAAGGTAGATTTGAATACCTGCAAAGCAAACTTTCTGACCTTCAAGACCTACAAGAAGTAATGCTTTCAGGTGGTACTAAAGGTATTGGCATCATTGATTACATGATGTACGGCAAGGGGAAAGCTGGTGCTTCAAAGGTACAGAAAGACATAAACGCGATAGTTGGTGAATTGACAGTTTTGCAAGCTGAATTGGCGGAAGGAAAAGATAAGGCTCTATCTTTCGGCACAAATCTAGGCGGCTTAATAGACGCAGATAAAGTCAACGAAACTTTTGATAGACTTATAAAAACTATCGGCAAGCTAGGTGAAGCAAATGAAAGTGCTTTAAAACCTACAGTGGATGTTTTAGGCAGCTTTGAGCAAGGCGTTAAGTCTTTCAGTAATAGCATTCCAACCATGGAAGAAAACATAAAGAGCCTTACTACACAGGGTTTAAACGGCTTAACTGATGCGCTAACCGCAGGAATAACAGGCGCGGCTAACTTCGCAGACGCTATGAAGGCAATGGCAAAAAGCGTTGTAGATAGCCTGATAAAGATGCTGATTCAAAAGTATATTGTTGATGCGGCTTTTAATGTAATCACTGCCAGCTTTGGCGGTTCAAGTAGCCCAGTAGCAGGCGGCAAGCCTAGTGTTCCTGTAATGTCTGGCGCAGGTTCTCGCCCTATGTCCCCAAGAGCTATCGGCGGATCTGTTCAGGCTGGTCAACCCTACATGGTTGGTGAGCGTGGGCAAGAGATGTTTGTGCCTAACCAATCAGGCTCTATAATACCTAGCAACAAATTAGGCGGCGGTGGTGGCGTAACAGTCAACCAAGTTATTAACGTGACAACTGGCGTACAGCAAACCGTAAGAGCAGAGATTGCTACATTGATGCCTCAGATTGCTAATGCAGCTAAGACAGCAGTTGTTGATGCTAGACAGCGCGGCGGCGGTTACAGTAAAGCATTACTAGGAGCATAAAGTGCCTTTATCTTTCCCAAGTGTAGGAATACAAAATCTTAATATGCGATTGATGCGAACTGTTGCTGTCACTGATTCGCCGTTCAGTTATGATCAGCAAGCATACGAACATCAAGGCGCTAGATGGGAGTGTGAAGTTACTCTGCCGCCCCTAAGCCATGACGAAGCAAAACAAGTGCAGGCATTCATTGTCGGCTTAAAAGGCCGATCAGGAACTTTTACCTTCGGCAGCCCATTGCACACTAGCACAGCTACAGGCACTACTTCAGGTACAACTGCGATCAGGTCAGAGTCACTGACTACCACAGCAGGTTCCAGTGCTGTTGCTGCTGGTGAATATTTTCAGCTTGGCGATTATCTCTATATGACCACCGCCGCAAAGAGCGCAGGCGCAGGAACGTTAGAGTTTCAGCCACCTTTAAGAGCAGAGATTGTTACTGGAACTGCTTTGGACTTTACATTACCGAAGAGCTTATGGCGCTTATCGAGCAACGATATAGGCTGGTCGGTAGATACCGCGTCAATATATGGCTTCACTTTTGCATTTGTTGAGGCGTTATGAGCAGAACCCTATCTACAGAAATGCAGGCAGTCGCAACTGCTGATCTTGTACGCCCTATCTATTTGGTCAAGATGGAGTTTGACAGCGGTGATCTTAATTTATGGTCTGGATTGGGCAATCTAGTATATAACGGCGATACCTATGTAGGCGGCGGCGATCTTCTAGACATTAGCCCTATTAAAGAATCTGACGAGCTAACCGCAAATGGATGCAATATAACTGTATCTGGCGTAAAGGCTTCATTGGTTGCAAAAGCTAGAGATGAGAATTACCAAGGCCGAAAGATAACAATGCTATTTGGCGCATTTGATGATTCTGGAGATATTATCAGTAGCCCGATTGTGGTGTTTAGCGGGTTTATGGATGTAATGACAATTACTGACTCAGCTCAAACTTCTGTTATTAAGATAGCCTGCGAAAACAAATTGATTGCATTTGATCGCGCATCAGTTAGACGCTATACCGCAGAAGATCAAAAAATAGACTATCCAACAGACAAAGGTCTGGAGTTTGTTTCAAAAATAAAGCGCAAAGATATCATCTGGGGTAGACCCAATCCTAGAACATCAGGTGGCAGTGATAGTGGTAGGGGACTCGGCGGCTGCTTCACTTTAGGTACTCTGATTCTTATTGAAGGTAATAAGTATAGTGAGATACAAAATATCATCGTCGGTGATAAGGTTGTAGGATCAAAAGGGCAGATTAATAATGTCGTCAAAGTCTACACTTTCCCTGTTGATGATAGAGAGCTTTACAGCATAAACGGCTCATTAGAGATTACAGATACGCACCCTCTATTGACTGAACGCGGCTGGAAATCATTTAACCCAGAACAAACTTTAAAGCTGCATGATGATATAGACATCGTAGGCAAACTAGAAATAGGGGACAAATTAGTTAAATACTGCCCATTAGCCGGTTACAGCATGGAGACAGTAAAACAAGTTAATGTTCGCAAAAACCTTGAGGCAGTTTACAACCTTGACGTTGATGGCGATGACACATTTATTGCCAATAACTACGTTGTTCATAACAAATGATCATTCAGCATGAATGCCTGCCAAGTTTTAAAGAAGATATTAAGCCTCTGTTAGAAAAGCACTGGGAAGAGGTTGCGCTACATCAAGGCGCTATCAAGTTGAACCCAGATTGGAAAGAGTACGCCAGACTTGACGCTGAAGGCTCGTTAATTGCGTTTACAGCGCGAATAGACGGCAGGTTAGTAGGTTATTGTGTGATTATTGCGAATCGCAGCATACACTACAAAGATCACGTTTTTGCGGTTAATGATGTTGTGTTTGTTTTGCCTGAGTATAGGAATACAGCAGTGGGTTACAAGTTAATTAAAGCCGCTGAGGAACATTGCAAAAATGCAGGCGTTGCACTTTTAACAATTAATACCAAGGTTCATATTCCCTTCGACAGCCTTATGGAAAGCATGGAATTTGATTTGATCGAGCGTATATATTCTAAATTATTAAGGTAAAGAAATGGCAGTAACAGCAATTGCAGGATTAACAGCAGCGGGTGGCGCGGCAATTTCAGCGGCAATAGCTGGCACTGCATTTAATTTAGCGGCTTTTGCGACAGCTTTTGCGATTGGCGCTGGTCTGTCTTTAGTATCTCGCGCACTAATGCCAAAGCCCGATTTGCCACAACAAATAACAGGAACAGAATTTACGGTCAGAGAGCCTGATGCTTCGCGTAAATTAGTCTACGGCAGAGCAAGAGTTGGCGGCGCAGTTGTTTTCATGGAATCAACCCATGCAGACAACAAATATCTAAATCTTGTTATTGCAGTTGCAGACCATGAGATTGATGCGTTTGAGAAGATATATTTCAACGAAGAAATTGCATGGTCAAATGGCACAGTACAAACTAAGTTTGCTAATAATGTCGAAATCAACGTACATTTAGGCGATCAGACGACCGCTGATTCTGATCTTGTAATCAACACTAGTGAATGGACATCTGCTCACAGACTGCTCGGCATAGCTTACATTTATGTGCGATTAGAATGGGACAGTGATTTGTTTGCAAACGGCCTGCCAAATATCTCTGCTATTGTGCGCGGGAAAAAAGTCTATAACCCAGTCACAACTACTACGGCATGGAGTCAAAACCCTGCCCTTTGTGTCTATGATTATATGCGCGACACTAAATACGGAATGGGTGAAGATGCAACAAATATAAACCAGACCGCTTTGGCTACGGCTATTGCGCTTTGTGACGAAGATGTGGCGCTGTCTGCTGGTGGCACACAGAAAAGATATACGCTAAATGGCAGGCTGGATACTGCAAGTTCACGCAAAGAAAACATTGAGGCTATGCTCAGCTCGATGGCTGGAACTATGAGCTACTCTGGCGGCGAATTTTTTATTTCTGGTTCAGAATATGTTGCGCCAACAGTTACTATTGACGAATCTAATCTTGTAGGTGATATAGCAGTACAAACAAAGCAATCCAGAAGGTCTATTTATAATGGCGTGAAAGGGCTATTTGTAAATGAAGATGATAACTATAGTACTGCCGATTACCCTGCCCAATTAGCTAGAACATCTGCTGGCAGCTTTGTTACTGGTACAAAATACAAGATTACAGTCATAGGCACTACTGACTTCACTGCCATTGGCGCATCTAGCAACACTGTAGGCGTTATATTTACTGCCACTGGTGCTGGATCAGGAACAGGTAGCGCTTCAGCGTATGGTGCAGAAGATGACGGCATCGAGTACCTAGACGTTCCGCTGCCATTTACTACTAACAATATCCGCGCACAGCGTATTGCAAAACTTGCTTTGCTGAAGTCGCGTATGCAGACAGCAATTACTATTCCCTGCAACTTGGCAGCTTTGAAGTTTAAGGCAGGCGATAACATCATGGTTACAAATACCAAGATGGGATGGTCGCAAAAGGTGTTTCAGGTTCTAGATTATGAGCTGGCTTTTAACGCTTCTGGAGAAATAATTGTAAATGTGCAGGCTATTGAAACTGCATCTGCTATTTTTGATTGGCAATCATCTGATGAGGAAGATTATCTTGAAGGTGGTGAGGTGCCTCTGTATGACGGCACAACCACAGTAGCGCCTACAAATTTAACTGTAACGCCGGTAACTACTGTAAATGATGACGGAACGGTTACACCAGCATTTGAGGTTACATGGACAGCTGCAGTAGATGCTTTTGTTGATCACTATATTGTGCAGTGGCGAAACACTACTGATAATGCACAGCCTTATAATCAAATTACCAAACTTGCTGACTATTCCATAGCACCAGTGATTCCCAGCAAGGCTTACGATATAAGCATCTTTGCAGTAAATGGTTTAGGCGTTAAATCAACCGCACTTACTGGCTCTGCAACTGCAACTGCTGACAGCACACCTAACCTGCCTAGCTTTTATCAAGCGGTAACTGATTCAGCCACAGCACCAACTGCGCAACAGTTTAGCGATGTTGCAGGCCGCAACCCTAAGAATGGCGATGTGTTTTTAGCGACTGACACAACCACAACTGAGGATACCGTTCACGCTTGGACATACAGCACAGGAACATCCAGTTGGAGCGAGAACACTAACTTTATTAGCGGCGATCTAGTAGTTGACGGCACAATTACTGGTGATCAGATAAAAGCTGACAGTATTACTGCCAATAAGTTATCAGGTGATGTTTCAGAGTTGTTCCCAGTCTCTATGTTTGATGACTTACAGCTAACATCATCATTTCAAGAAACCACAGCATTTACTTTGCCAGCGCCCGAGTTAAGTATTAGTAAGCGAGCAAGGCTAGATTTAGAATTTATGTTTAAGCTACGAAATACCGGCGCAACTGATCGCAAGGTAACTATTAACTTTAACTTACAGGTTAAAAGCAAAAGCGCAACGGGCGTACAGGTTGGTGCTACTAACGGTGTGGTTGCTGTTAGTTTCCCGCATACGTTCAAGCAGCTTGTTTATATCTCTGGCAACTATCTTGCAGAGCTAGATAATACTGGCGGTGTGGCAGACAACAGCAGCGGCACTGGTTATGGCACTATTGAAGGCGTTTATTATGACGGCACTAATGACCGAACTTACGTTTTAGTCGGGCAAGCAACAACAGTTTTCAGCACTGGTGAAACTATGTACTTTAACCCTTACAAGTTCGCGGCAGTAGGCACATGGGTTAATCCCGCATCATCTGATGTAATTAGCGTAGACGCACCGGCAGGCGGAGGATTTTATTACAACAGGCATAGCGTATCTGATACTTATGGTGCTACAACTACTGCAACGGACTTCAGAGCAAGCATGAAGGTTGTATCTTTTTATACAGATGTACCTGTAGAGTGCGAAAAGTTTATTGGAACAATGGAGTTAGTGTCGTGATTGAGATCGGTTATACTACAAGCTCTAACGAAGATACTGTCACTGGCAGTTATGATTCACCTGTTGAGGCTAACTCTGCGATCATAGAATTGCGAGATGACCTAAGCACAAGACAGGAAATAATTACTTTTTTTATGCAAACAGATTTTGGGCAAGGAATGCAACGCTACGGCTTTCTTGATCCTGCGGAGTAACGATGACATATTTATTAGTTCAAAACGACACGGCACCAGCA